ACGAGTTTGCATTTGTACAACCTAATATTGCTACTGAATTTTGGACATCAATATCACCTACACTTGCAACAGGTGGTCGTGCTATTATTACATCAACACCCAACTCAGACGAAGATACATTTGCAAATATTTGGAAAGAAGCAGAAAAGAAATATGATGAAAATGGCAACGAACAAGAAATAGGTTTAAATGGATTTCATAGTTTTAGAAGTTATTGGCAAGAGCATCCTGACAGAGATGATGTTTGGAAAGATGAAGAACTAGGACGTATTGGAGAAGAAAGATTTCGGCGTGAATATGATTGCGAATTTTTAGTATTCGACGAAACACTTATTAGTAGTTTGAAACTTGTTACCATGGAGGGCGAAAAACCCTTGATGAACATGGGGCAAACACGTTGGTATAAAAAGTTATCTAAACAATGTTCTTATGTTGTTGCCTTAGATCCTAGTATGGGAACAGGGGGCGATTATTCCGCAATACAGGTATTTGAATTGCCTAGTTACACACAAGTTGCAGAGTGGCGACACAACACAAGTCCTATTACTAGCCAAATACGTGTGTTAAAAGACATACTAGATCATATAGTAAGTGAAACAAATAATCCACAAGGTATATATTGGTCAGTTGAAAATAACGGGTTAGGAGAAGCAGCTCTTATTGTTATTAACGATTTTGGCGAAGAAAATTTACCAGGTCTGTTTGTAAGCGAACCAATGCGTAAGGGCCATGTAAGAAAGTTTCGAAAAGGATTTAACACTACACATAGTACAAAAATAAGTGCTTGTAGTAGAATGAAGACAATGATAGAAAATGATAAAATGAAAGTTTTTTCAGGCGCATTGATTAGTGAATTAAAAGGATTTGTTGCAACAGGATCTAGTTATCAAGCAAAAACTGGAGAAACAGATGACTTGATTAGCGCATTACTACTTGTTATTAGAATAATGAGTGTGCTAAAAGATTGGGATCCTAGGGTTTACAATACATTCAAAAGTATGGAAAATGAAATTGATTATGAACCGCCCATGCCCATCTTCATATCGACCAATTATTGATAAATATTAATATGAAAAACCTAGATCTAATCGGCGAAGAATTATTTAATAAAATACGTGGACGCTTTCCAAGCGTTACAATTGGTAATGGTGAAGGCAATGTAACCAATGTACCTAACGAAGCGAGGTTCTTTGATTTTGATTTTAAAGAAGGCGATAAAGATTTAGGTAAGGTAAGTATTAGTGTAGACGACAAAAGTTTAAGTGTTATGTACAGTAACAATTTTATTGAAGGCGAAGACAAACTTACAAAAGAACGATGGTACGGGTTTTTAAAAGAACTAAGATATTTTGCTAAAAAACGATTGCTAAACTTTGATACCAGAGACATTACAAAGTCAAATCTAAACAGAAGAGATTATAAGTTTTTAGCAAACAAATCCGGAGAAGAAACAATGAGCGAATCAAAAATGTATGGGACAAGTAGATCAAGCTACCAAGATGTGGGTACAGCTAGATTAGCATTAAAACATAGTAAACCTGTAAATCAAGAATATGCAGCTGGCAGAACACAAAATGTAGAAGCTATCTACATTGAAAGTTCACAAGGTGAAAGATTTAGATATCCATTCAAACATCTAAACGGTGCAAGAGCAATGGCTAGACATGTTAGTGAAGGCGGTAATGCATATGATGAATTTGGTAAGCATATTGTAGGCCTATCGGAAGAACTTGCCAAGTTAAGAAAATTCAAAAATTACATGAGTCGCTCAAGTGTAATGGCTGAAGGCTTAACTGATTACATGGATGTTGTTTTTGAAAGAATTGACACAGTTAAAAAGACTGTAGAGCAATTACAAAAAGAATCTTATTATAAAGAAGCATTTGATAATTATGCAACACCTGTAATGGAAGATGTACCGGAAGACGTTGCAAGCAATTGGATTGACCAATTAACTATTAAACAGTTTAACGAAGAATTAAAAGATGTATTTCCTTACATTTATAAATTAGTTAATGAGAAAACTAAAGCTCAAGAGCTAGGTCCAGAAGACTTATTAGGTGAGGCTGATGTAGCAGAAGGCTACATGAAAGGATACCAAAAGTATCATTGTAAAGATTGTGGCGATACTATGCACAAACCTACTACAGATTGTCCACATAATCCACACGATGAAAAAGGCGATTGGTGGAGAGATGATAACGGAAATGGTGTACCGGACATAATGGAAGACACGGACACAATGACCGAATACGAACAATGGGCAGATGAAATTGTAGAAGCGGGACTAGACACTGAGCCCGAAGAAAAACCAATCCCTGTTACTGAATTTGTATTATCGTTGTTTGATAGAGAAACTGGACAATTTCCAAAAGGCGAAACAGCAGTATTAACAGCAATTGAAAAAGATTACGGTGAGCAATATATTGATCCAGCAAAGTCTTTTATTGAAGCAATAAATGAAAAGTATGCACAGTTTGCAGAAGCTGACGCAATTCAACAAGATCAAGAAATTATAGAACCAGAATCACAAGGCACTATGATGGAGCCTACAGTTGATCAAGATGAACAATTTGGCGAAGATATGAATGCTATTATGGCAAAAGCTGGCAAAGATAAACACGGCGACGAATATATGAATAAGGCTCGAGCTAAAGCACAGAAAAAAGGTGCACCTCTATCATCAGAAGAAAGAGATAACCTACGTGATCAACACAGTAAGAACAGATCGAACACAAAAGAAGATAAAGAACTACAAGATATCAAAAGAATAGCAGGCATTTAAAATAATTTCCATTATTTGTAAGATTTCACTTGACTTCTGATAAATAATAGCGTACAATACATACTGTGCTGTACGACAATAGGCACAAGAGTAGCAAATAATTTGTTGCTCTGCACATAGGCATAACATATAGGAGGCATAACTATGGCATCATTAGCAGAAATCCGAGCAAAGCTCAAGGAACAAGAATCACGCACAAGCGGTAATTCATCAGGCGGCGGCGACAACGCAATTTACCCATTTTGGAATATTAAAGAAGGCGAGAGTGCAACTCTACGTTTCCTTCCAGATGGCGATGAGTCAAACACTTTCTTTTGGAAAGAACGTTTGATGATTAAATTGCCTTTCGCAGGAGTCAAAGGTGAAACTGATTCACGTCCTGTACAAGTACAAATTCCGTGTATGGAAATGTACGGCGAGACATGTGACATCTTGAACGAGGTACGTGGCTGGTTTAAAGACCCGAGTCTAGAAGATATGGGTCGTAAATATTGGAAAAAGCGTTCATATATTTTCCAAGGTTTTGTAACGGATAACCCACTAACAGACGATACACAACCCGAGAATCCAATTAGACGTTTTATTATTGGACCGCAGATTTTTCAAATTATTAAAGCGGCTCTTATGGATCCAGACATGGAAGAATTACCAACAGATTATACTGCTGGTGTAGACTTCCGTCTTAATAAAACAAGTAAAGGTGGATATGCAGACTATTCAACATCGAACTGGGCACGTAGAGATCGTCCACTAGGTGATGCTGAAATGAAAGGCATTGAAACTAATAACCTGTGGAATCTAAGCGACTTCTTACCTAAGAAACCTGGAGAGATCGAGGTAAAGGTAATGAAGGAAATGTTTGAAGCATCTGTAGATGGCGAAGCATATGATGCAGATAGATTTGGTCAATATTTCCGTCCAGCAGGAATGTCAGCAAGAACTGGTGATCCAAACAAATCATCAGCTAACGGGACAGCAACATCAATGACTGCTGCACCAGCACCAACCCCAACGCCAGAAGCGGCACCTGCTCCAGTAGCAGAAACTGCTCCGGCTCCTGCAGCAACTCCAGCACCAACGGCTGAAGCAGCTCCAGCAGAGGGTAATGCACAAGACATTCTTGCAATGATTCGTTCAAGACAAGCTACTTAATCAAAATATTGTAGGGGAGAAATCCCCTACGCTTTGGCTTAACAAGGAGTAACTATGGCTAAATCGTTTGACGTTAGTAAGTTCCGTAAGGACTTAACAAAAAGTATCTCAGGCATGAGTAGTGGCTTTAACGATCCAACAGATTGGATCTCAACAGGCTCATATGCACTTAACTATCTTATTAGTGGCGACTTCCACAAAGGTGTACCGCTAGGTAAGGTAACTGTGTTTGCAGGTGAATCAGGAGCAGGTAAATCTTACTTTTGCTCAGGTAACATTGTAAAACACGCACAAGATCAAGGTATCTTTGTAGTACTAATTGACTCAGAGAATGCACTTGACGAATCGTGGCTACAAGCATTAGATGTAGACACGTCAGAAGACAAACTACTAAAACTTAACATGAGTATGATTGATGATGTTGCTAAAACAGTATCAACATTTGTAGCAGACTATAAAGC